CAAGTGGTTCTGAAAGATGTTTGATGTTTCATACATTTGATTTAACAAAACCATTAAAGAATTAAACGTTGAAGGTAATTCAATAACTAGTGAGGACGTGGGTGCGATTCCCACCACCTCCACCAATTTAAAACACATACAAGTGTGCTTTGAGGGGGTGAGTTAGATTCGACTACTACTAAAAGTTACTGGAGTTTAATCGCTGACAACGTAATGTCAAATTATAAATGCTAACGAAAGTTATGCACTAGCGGCCTAGGTCGCTGGGGTTTGCCTGTACCTTGCAACAGAAACAGGCACAGAATTGGCGCCAAGGGGTGGTGAACGCTAGCGGTAGTAACCACCCTTTACAAATCAGTAAAAATGTGATATAGTATTATATTATGAACAGCAAAGAATTTTCACTTAAAATAGAATCAATAGTCAAAGAAAAACGCATAACATATATGGATGCTATTATATGGTATTGCGAAACAAATGACCTTGACGTAGGCACACTTAACTCAATGATTAACAAATCATTGAAAGAAAAAATCAAAAACGAAGCAATCAATTTACGAATGTTGAAAGAGAAAAAGGGTGGTGTTTTACCATTATAAGTATGTATGGAGGGTTTGATGTATTTAAAGTCTATCTGGCAGTTAAATTACATTTTACTACCGATTATGATTTCTTTGAATATGGTGGTAAAGTTAATTGCAAGTTAGATACATTTACAAAAAGAAATGATAGATATTTTTTTCATAAACTTAGCACAAAATATAATAAAGATGAAATATTAGATTTTTTTGTTGCTAATTTTTGTGAAAATAGTAAAAAGTGGGTAGGAAATTTATTACAAAATGATGGACGAGAAACATACCTCAATTATAGAAAAGTTAAAGACAATTTCAGTTACCATTTTCGAAACGATTGCATTAATATTTGCAATGACTTTGATGTTAAGCGCCTTTCTTTTAATGATGGTTTTGAGTGTTTTGGCGGACAACATCCTAGATTTTTACGATTACTTATTCAAAAGAAATTATCGCTACAAACCGCAATCGTGTTTAACGAAGTCATATCGTTTATCAAAAATTGGAATAAACAAATTAATGAAAAGGTTGTATGGCCTAAAATCGCATTTACGATTACCAGAATGAAACCTTTTGTAAATTATAATATGACAGAATGTAAATTAATATTAAAAGAAGTATTTTTAAATGGCTAAAAGAGTATTTTGTATAGGTAACGGTGAAAGTAGAAAAGATTTTGATTTAGAAAAATTAAGATCACACGGTAAGATATACGGTTGTAATGCTTTGTATAGAGATTTTACACCAGACCATTTAAGTGCTGTAGATATGGGTATAATGCACGAGATTTATAATTCAGGATATTGTGAAAACAATTCTACTTTGTTTAGAGATTGGAATAGGATGCCTGGTATGATGTATGAAAATTTGTTATGGGCAGGAAAAAATTATTCAGACCAAGATTATGAATTAATTAAAAAAGAAGAAGTAATTAATTCTAATGAACGAGGTGAATGTGAAGAATTTGTAATGCACGGTTCAAATCTTGCAGGTGTTGTAGAGATATTAAAAAAAAATAAAGAACGTGAAAAGAAGAATATCAATCATACTTCTATACAGGTAAGTTGGGTTACAAATACTGATAAAGTAAAAACTATCAATGAAATTATGGGTACAGATAGAGGATGGGCTACTGGTCCGACTTCAGGTTTTGCAGCCTGTTACTTTGAAAAACCAGACGAATTGTTTATGATAGGACACGATTTAGACAGTAACACAGATAAATTAAATAATGTATATAAAGATACAAAAAATTATGGATTATCAGAAGCACACAAAACAGCTTGTATCAATTGGATTAATCAATGGAAACAATTGATGATTGAAAATTCACATATAACTTTTTATAAAGTAAATACATATGCAAATAGTGAAAAAGATAAAATAAGCAGTACTATCAAAGAATGGGAAAATTTGAATGTGAAGTATATAGATTATACCACACTTGACAAAATGCTAGAATTGTGATATATTAACAATATGTTTGACGGTTTAATTTATAAAACTTTATATAAGATTGAGATACTAAAAGAAAAAATTAAGATATGGTATAAAAGTTTTATAAATAAAGATGATACCGAATAATACAGGTAACACAAATACAACGAATACAAATAATAAGGAGAAAATATGGATTTTGAAACATTAAAATCATCATCAAGTAACTTTGATAAACTTACAAAGGCACTTGAAACAAACCTCAATCCTGAGGATCAATCAAACAAAAACAAATACCAAGACGACAGATTTTGGAAACCAGAGTTAGATAAAACTGGTAACGGTTATGCTGTTATTAGATTTTTACCTGCTGTGGCAGGCGAAGAATTGCCTTGGCAAAGAGTGTGGTCACACGCATTTCAAGGACCTGGTGGTTGGTATATTGAAAACAGTTTAACAACATTAAATCAAAAAGATCCTGTAAGTGAAGAAAATACAAGACTATGGAATACAGGCGTTGATAGTGATAAAGAAATCGCTAGAAAACGAAAAAGAAAATTATCATATTACGCTAATATTTTAGTCGTAAGTGATCCAAAACATCCAGAGAATGAAGGTAAAGTGTTCTTATACAAATTCGGTAAAAAGATATTTGATAAGATTACTGAAGCAATGCAACCGGCATTTGAAGATGAAGCAGCAATCAACCCATTTGATTTTTGGAAAGGTGCAAACTTTAAACTAAAAATTAGAAAAGTTGATGGTTATTGGAATTATGATAAATCGGAGTTTGAGGGTGTATCAGCACTTGCTGAAAGTGATGACAAGATTAAAGAAATCTGGTCAAAACAACACGCTCTAAAGCCTTTCTTAGCGGCAGATAATTTTAAGACCTATGATGAACTCAAAGAGAAACTGAATAGGGTATTATCTGGTGCGAGAAAAACTGAAACCGTTGACAATGCAGACCTCCCGCCTCAAAGTAACGGTTCAGCAAAAAGTATGAACGACTCAGTGGATGCTAGTGATGATGACGATACAATGTCATATTTTAGTAAATTAGCAGAAGACGAGTAATTTATCTCTCTCTAGTACATACTTTAAGGGCGCTTTGGGTAACCAAAGCGCTCTTTTTTTTATATAAATATAGCATATGGTTTCAATATTAGATCCACTTGTAGATAAGGCAGGCGGTATACGTAAAACATCTGCTTGGTACAGAAATGCTGTATCTTCTATAGCAGATAGAGTTACTGCTAGACGATTGATGAATCAAGGTAGACTAATAGGTAGACCTAGTGTTGGTCGTTTAAATATGTTCTTTTATGACCCTAAATATAAAAAGACATTACCATATTATGATACGTTTCCACTTGTATTACCATTAGAGAGAATACCAGGTGGATTTGCAGGTATAAACTTTCATTATTTAAGACCAGGTGCTAGATTTACTTTGTTAGAACAATTACAAAGATTTGCTACACGAGGTAGAGAGATTACAAGTGTGAATAGTTTTGATGTAAGTTATAATAGAGTAAAAAATATACCACTTGTTAAAAACACAATAAAGAAATATTTGTTTTCACACGTGAAAAGTAACTTTTTAAGAATAGATTTTGATGAGGCAGCATTAGCAGTTTATTTGCCTGTCGCACAATTTAAGAAAGGTAGTCCTTACTAATGAAAAAATGGTTCAATAAGATCATTGACAAACTATTTGGTAAAAGATGTCAATGTGGTAAAAAGGTAAAGTAATGGCAATATTAAGAGGCGGTAAAAGAATTGGTGGTTATGATATACGTATCGGTATACCGAGAGATAAATCACTAGACAACGTAACAGGTGACCCACGTTTAAAAAGAACACAAGGTGGTAATCCTGAAACTACAATAGGTCGTTTTCAATCATACGTAAATGAAGCAGAGGGTTTTGCTAGAAAGGCAAGATATTATGCTGAATTTTTCCTTCCTACAGGCGTGAGTAACGATAGTTTAGCAGATTTTGGATTTGGTGCTCAATCTACAAACGCAGGTGAAACATTAGGATTTGCTACAGAGTCAGATAATATACATACACAAGTTACAAATGGTAGACGTGTAAGAGCATTTTGTTCAGCAATAGCAATGCCTGATAGAGAAATTGTTATGAAAGAAGTTAAACATAATGGTCCTGCTAGAAAAGTTGCTTATGATTTTAAATCACAAGACATAACCGCTACATTTTATGCTGATAAATTTTTAAGAGAAAGAACTTATTTTGAGTTATGGCAAAAGTCTGCTGTTAGTACAACAAATTTCAATTACAATTACTATAATGACTATGTTACTAATTTAAATATTTTTCAATTAGGACAATATGCTGCTAAACAAGAACGTGATGACGTAACTTATGGTGTACAATTGATAAACGCATTTCCTAAATCTATAAGTGCAGTTGAATATGATGCTGGTACAAACGAAATACAAACATTTACAGTTACATTTACATTTAGATATTGGGTTAATTACTTTTTAGATCAACAAGGTAATATCACTTTAGGACAACCTACTGGTGGTAAACCTGTTGTTAAACAAACACCTTTTGGAGGAATTTTAAATAAACTGCCACCTGAATTGAGAAGGGCAGGACGTGATGTACTCAACGATTTAAAACGTAGAGTACCGTTGGGTAGAATAACTGGAGGAAGAGCATTCCCACCATTTAAAATACCACCACTAAATATATAAAATTATATAATAAGGAGATATAATGACATTACCAAGTGTTGAAACACCAAGATATGAGTTGACTTTACCATCTACAGACAAGGTAGTACAGTTTAGACCTTTTTTAGTTAAGGAAGAAAAAGTGTTATTAGTTGCTATGGAATCAAATAATAATACTGAAATCATTAATGCAACTAAAGAAATTTTAAATGCTTGTACATATGAAAAGTTAGAAATAGAAAAATTACCTATATTTGATATTGAGTATATTTTTTTACAAATAAGAGCAAAGTCTGTTGGTGAGATAGCAAAGTTTAAAATGCTATGTCCAGATGATAAATCAACATATACAAATGTTGAAGTAGATTTAACCAAAGTAAATGTTCAAGTTGATGATGAACATACAAATAATATTGTTATTGACGAGAACAGAAAATTAGGAGTTGTTTTTAACTATCCTACGCTAGAGATGACCAAGGCTGGTTTTAACATAGATGAAACGGATATTAATACATTGTTTGATATAATGACAACAAGTATTGACCACATCTATGAGGGGGAGAAAGTATATCCTGCTAAAGATAGTACAAAAGAAGAATTAAAAACATTTTTAGAAAGTTTACCACAAAAAACTTTTGAAAAGATTAAGACTTTTTTTGAAACAATGCCACAATTAAGACATACAATTGAGGTAGAAAATCCTAAGACAAAGGTTAAAAGTACAATAGATTTAAAAGGTATTAGAGATTTTTTTCAATAAGCCTCTCCCACAACAGCCTGGAGGCATACTTTGAAACAAATTTTGCTCTAATGCAACATCATAAATATTCATTAGGTGAAATTGAAAAAATGATACCTTGGGAGAGAGATGTTTATGTTTCGTTATTAGTTAATTATATAAAAGAAGAAAATAAAAGACGAGAGAGAGAGGCAAAGAAATGATAGAAGAAAGTAAATCTATAATTAAAAACGTGTGGGTATTTTTAAGAGATGAAATACCACAGTTTATGTCAAACTGGAGATTGATACCAAGAATTTTTATGTTGTTGTATGGTTATGCTTTTTATATGACAATGCAATGGTTTATGGCATTACCAGAACCTAATAACGCACAGGCAGGTTTCGTATCTGTTGTTGTAGGGGCAGGTGCTGCTTGGTTTGGGTTATATGTAAATGGTAAACCTAGTAAAATAAAAGAAACGAATTAATATGGCATTACCTAAAATTGATCCGATAGAAACAGAATTTGAAATACCTGTAAAAGAGGGAACTGTTGAAGTTAAAAAAGGTAAACAAGGTAGAGGACGTGATAGAGGTCCTCGAGCGCCTGCAGGATTTAGAAAAGCAATTGAAGAAATTGCACAAATCATTTTTAGTAAAACAAGAATATCTGTAGAGGGTGCAGCCAGATCAGTTGTGCCTAGTATACCTAGAATGATACAGGATATTAGTGATGATATAAGAACAGGATCAGTAGAAAAATTTAAAATATCGTTAAAAAAATTAGAAAGTATTATCCGTAAATTAGGATTAGACCTAAACAAATACAATAAAGACTTAGCAGGATTTCTAAAACAAAGACAAGAAAATCTAATTAAGAGTGAAGAACGTATTTACGAAATACGAGAACAAGGTGCTAAGGCAGAAATTAATCAAATCACAGGCGAGATTGACTTTTTAAGTAGAGAAGAAATCAAACAAAGACGTGATACATTGAAAGAAACTCTTATCAATATTAAAGATTTAGAAAAAGAAAAAAACAAAGAAGAAAAGAAATTACAAGAAAGTAGATTTTTATCCGAAGAAGAAATCAATAATAAAAAACAATTTGTAGAAAAGAGTTACGAAACCTTACAAAAATTAGAAACTACTAAACAAACGTTAATGAAAATTTTAGGTATTAAAAGTGAAGAAGAATTACCTAGTACAAGTTTATTTGGTAGATTTAGAAGACCTACCAGTAGAAATGATAGACAAGGTGGTGAAGGCATAAGAGAATATATACCTAGTTTCTTATTAGAAATAGGTGACACATTTAAACAACAGATAACAGGTTTCTTTGAACCACTAATAATGTTAAAAGATATATTTTTAGATATTTTAAAACCATTAAAGATATTCAAAAAACTATTAGAACCTATTTTAAATGGTTTTAAAAAGTTTGGAAGTGTATTAGGCGATCTTATTAAATCTGGATTAAGATTAGTTGCTGTTAACTTATTGAGAGTTTTAACATCAGCTCCTGTTATTGCAGGTTTAGCGATACTTGCTACTACTCTTGCAGGTATTTATTTAATAGACAAATTAAAAGGAAAAAGTAAAGAAAATTTAGACAAGAAAGGAAAAACGTATGATGAAAAAGATATGGAGAATGTAGGCAGTAATATAAGAGAATTAGGAAAAGAAAGACCAGATTTTATTGGTAGTGATGGTCAAAAACAATTAAAATTTGGTGAAGCACAAACTATAGAACAAATAGATGAAAGAAGAAATTTTCCTTTTGCTGCTAAAAAAGATCCATCACTTGTACCAGGAACTTATGCTTACAAAATGAAACAATTAGAAAAATCAGAAAGTGGATCAAAAACTAGTATTGCTTCTAATACTAAGGTTTCACAGATACAAAGTAGTGCTACAAGTAGTACAACAAATCTATCAACAGGTAATGTTGCTAATTTTGGAAATTATTGGTTGCATAGAGTAGAAGATTATTAAAACTTAACTCCTAATTCTTTTTCAGTTATTATTTTAAATACAGCACCGTTGTCTTCGGCATACGCAGTTGCGGCTTTCCATTTTGCTTGATTTTTAATAAACTCAAAACTTTCACGCATATACGATTTAGTTTTCTTTTTAGGTGGTTTAGGTTGCGTACATTGACGAGAAGGTTTAATCTCTATTAACATTTTTCTACCCTTATCAGTTTTAATAATGAAGTCAACAAAGTATCTATGCCACTTCTTATCAATAGGATTGTAATATCGTATAGGTAATTCTTCACTTGCCCATTGTATGATACCAGGATTGTTGTCGCAATAGACCATAAATCTACGCTCTAACAATGAACGATATATTATATTATTAGGGTTGCCAACGTACTTCTTTGGATTAGTTGGTTTATATATTCCTTTAAAAGACTTCTTCATATCATATAAATATTACTAATATATATAAAGGTAACAAATG